GTTTGAGGATCATATGTAGGGAAGACTACTCTTGTTTCCATTATTTGGTTTCCAGCGTTGTCAAGTTTAGCTGTTCCGTCTGGATTAGTTGCACCTACTTGAGACCTAATTCCACCACCAACAGGTCTAGCCCTATTATTAGGATTGAATTTTGCACTTCGCTCCGCTATTCCTGTTTCAGCCAAGTAACCTAACATTTCTGGGCTGATATCTTCTGTATTTGCCGCACCAACTAAGGCTTCTTGAGAATAAGGGTCAATCCCTTTTTGTATAAGACCTCCTCCTACTTGCATCGGTTCGACCATACTATCTGGAATAACAGCTTCTGGAACTCCAAAGTCATTAAATGGATTGTTCAAGTTTTGATTATTTTCATATACTGGAGCATCAGTAATAATATTAGAATTATCAATTCCTACTGGGTCTGGCCCCATGAAATTAACATTTGTATCAACATCAAACCCTCGACCAACGCCCTCGACCAATTGTTGTTGCATAGCTTGTTGTGATGTTAATTCTTGTGGTAGAGGCTCGCCACCTAATGCCATTCCCATAGGATCACCCATTAAGTCTTGAGCAGTTGGAGCATCTGAGTAAGGAGTACCTAGTATTTCTGGTGTCCCGCCAATATAAGCCTTTAATGCTGCCATATCAGCAGTTCTGGAAGTTTTAGCCCTTTCTTTTTCATCATCAAATATCTTTTTGTCTACTAAAGAATCAACCAAAGTAGAGGCTGTTCTTGCAAAAGCCTCCTGACCAGATTGTGGGTTTCTATCTTGTTTGTAGCCCATTTTCATCAATGCTTTTAAAAGCTCGCTTTCTCTTGGGCCAGTATCTAAAAATCCAGTGTTATAAGTTGCCACAATATTTCCTTAATTTATATTTTGTCGTATTCTTCTATTTGTTGTTTTCTCATAGCCAAAAGTTCTTTGTCTTTTTTGTCTTTTTCCTTTTTAGCTTTTCGGTAAACCAAACCAGCACTAATATCTCGACCAATATCGCCAATTCCCTTACCCAAAGCTGTTGTTGGAGCAGGGCCACTTTGTTCCATCATTTGAGCCATTAATTTAGTTGGGTCTTGGACAGTTGACATCAGCTCCTCTTGGTCAAGTTTGTTCTGCATCAATAATGCTTGAAGTTTTCGAGGATCATCCAAGCTGTTGTTTGTGGACAAATTCATCTGATTTGGCATTGCCCGTATATTGGGGTTTCTGACATTAAAAGGGCTGTTCATTTCTTTTGCTCCATCATCATAGCTTTTAGCATAAGAAGATCTTTTTGTGGTTTCTTCTTCTTTTCTCTTTCGGCTGCAGCTATTCCGGCTTTAGTATATGAAAATTCTTTTCCATTTACGTTGGGCATTATAAAGCTCCATAATTAACAAATTTAAATCCATTTATTTCAGATACAGCATCAGGAATTACTTTTTCAACTTCCTGTGCCATGACACCTAAAATACGATCTTTGGCCCATTTGTAGTTGTATTTATAAAGGTTGTGGCCCTTATATTTTCCTACTTTTGAGATATTTTCTTTAAATCTTATGTCAGAAGGAAAACCGCTACTCATAATTGCTGCTTTACCCAAAGAACCACCTAGACTCATCAAGCCACCCATAAAGCCACCACTTGCCGCATTTTGTGCTGCAGCTGCATCTTGAGCTTGTTTATTAGCCTGTAAAGATGCACCAATCAAATCAGCAGATTGAACTGCTACATTTGGAGATGGTTGGAAGTTAGGTAACTGAACACCACCCACATTCCCCATAAGTGCCGCAATGTCATTAATTGGTATATTTCTAACATATGCTCGTTCTTGCATAGCTTGTTGGCGAGCAGCATTTTGAAGTGCCGCATTACCAGCTGCTTGGTTATAAGACTGTTGTTGCAATTGGTTATTTAAAGCATTAGCAGATTGTCTTTGGCTAAGACCTTGTTGTTGAGCTTGATTAGCAAAATTAGCACGAGCAAGACGCTCATCGACTTGTTGTCCCCTAGTCTGTGAAGCCTGTGTAAATCTTTGAGCGGCTGCCTGATTTTGTGCCGCTTGAGTAGCTAGGTTCTGGCTGAAGTCTTGACCACGTTGGGCAGATGTTTGACCAAAGTTTTGACCAATAGCCTGATTTCCTAGTTGAGCACCTTGAGCTAATTCACCAAATTCTTGACCTCTGAGAGCCATGTCTTGACCGAATAATCTTGATTGCTCTTCACGACCAGCCCTAACAGATGAAAGTGCTAACTCATTTAATGCACGATTTTGTTGTGATTGCACACCACCTAGTATTTCTCCACCAGCTTCAGAGCTTAATGGTAAACCTCTTTCAGAAAGCCTAATCTCAGCATTTCTCATAGCCTGACCAAATTGTGGCTCTAATAATGCACGACCCTCATCAAATGTTGCTTGAGATAGCTCGCTACCTTGTTGACCAAAATCTCGTCTGATGTCTCCCAATCCAGATGGGTCAATGCCAGTTGCTAATTCATTATTTATATTTCCCATGCCTTGGTCAGCAAAGCCTTGAACTTCTTGTGGGGCAAGTCCGAACAGCCCTTGTGTGCTTACTTGGTTTTGTATTCCGTCTGGTCTGGCATTAAGGTATGATGTGTCAACTCCCTGCATCGGGTTGAACTCACGCAATCCAGACCTTATCTCACCACCTTGACCATATTGAGGTTGTGGCATTTGTGGGATGCCAACACGATTATCACCACCTTGACCATAAGGATTAAATCTTTGAATGGGAGCTGCATCAATACCAGAAACAGCGTTTGGTAGATTATCTAGATTAAAGCCAGCATTTTGAGCATCTCTGACCCTGCCAATATTGCTTGTAGCCAAACCAGATAAGTCTCTACTCATGGCATTTTGGTTATCTAGTTGTTGTTGTTGGTCAGGAGATAATGTAACTGTACGAGTGAATGAAGGAACCTCAATCCCCCCAATGTTAAAACCAGAATTGTTAGATTGTTCTGGGTGTACTGGTCTAGGTGCAGGTCTTCTAGGGTCAAAACCATCATCACCAGCAACACCTTGGGCTGGAAAGCCCTCTGAGTGCATTGAGCGTTGACCACCGCCACCCATACCATAAGCGTCAGCAGGGTTTTGCACTCCTACATTTTGTGGACCACCAGTGCCACCCATAGAAGGGTTCTGATTTCGTGTATAAGTCACATTGCCATAAGGTGTGACCTCATTTGTTTGATTTAACAGCGAAGTTGCGACAGCCGCCTGTAAGTTATTTTGACCTTGTTGAGCTGCTAATGCAGCTCCATCAGGGGTTGCCGGCATATTTATTTTGGGAGAACTCATTTTATCCACCTACAGTTTGATTTTAATAAACCATAAGAAATTGCATCTGTCGTACCCAGATGAGCTTTTTCATGGCATCCTTCTTGTTTGAATCCTAACCCAGAAGCCAAACGCCTCATAGTCTTATTATTTTTGGCACACATCATATTTAATCTCACACACTTTAAAGTGTCAAAAGCCATTTCAAAAACAGCCTTTAAAACCCTTTTATTACACCATCGCTTGTCAGTTGTGGCTATATGAATATCAACCATAAAACCAGCATAGTTATTATAAACTGCTCCAGCAATTAACCGACCATCTAAAACAGCACCAATTGCTTTACACTCACCTTCTATCGTAATTCCAATCTCTCTCGTAACCCATAATTTTATCATATCATCACAGTTATAGGCTAACTCGACTCCATTAGTGATTTCTATTTGTTTAGCCGTGTTCATTCCTCATTATCCTCGACAGGCTTTAAAGGCTCGTTAATTACATGGCCTTCATCATCTGTCCAATCAGTGTCAATCATATGTTGGTCTTTACGCTCACCAATAACCATCCATGAGATAGTATCTGTGCAAGTGTTATCTTGAGCTACAATCGTTAGAATATTTCCTGATACAGAGCCTCGTATTGGACACCAGTCAGTTTCATTCGTTGTGAAGCATTGTACATCACCGCAAAGAAGCACAAACGTACCCTCTGTAGTTTTGGAAGCAACATCAATATTAACCTCCGCAAGACCATTAACTAGAGCAACCTTGCCTCTGTGAATAAGGTCAGCCTGTGGACTTTCGGTGAATGAATATACAAGATTATGAGTTTCATTTAATGAGGGTAATGGGTGCGGTATTCTGAATGAGCCAGAGCCTTTAGATAACGCACCAGCAACAGTTAACCCTTGTGAATTGGTAAACGTTGCGGCAACAGCCCCACCAGTAATAACCCTTATTGTGTTAGCGGCATTAGAGTCGAAGTATGTATCGGTGTCGCCAGTCCAACCATAGAAACCACCCGCACCAGCCATGTAACCACGACCAGACGTAGTTATTAGAAAGTCGTAGCCACTTGTTACACTACTCGCAAATACGGCTGTTTTGTCTGCATTAATCGTTAGTGCTAAAGTCCCAGCTACTGCTGATGCGGCTGTAACAAAAAACTCTAGTGCCGTTGCGGAGCTTGTATCTGTCCATGTTCCGTCAGCCGAAGCTACGATAGAAGCTACGCTCGCCTCACCACCATCTTCGCCACCATAAATTGACCATGTTCCTAAAACCTCATTTGTAGAAACAACCGCTTCATCATAAATCATTCTAAACTCAGGAGCTTCAGTAACATTGGTAATTGTAACATTACGGGAGAAGTCACCTGTAGTACCAGCGATTGTCGTGGCAGTAAAAGCCCCCGCAACAGTTAACCCTTGTGAACTGTCAAATGTTGAGGCAACAGCTCCAGCAGTAACAACCCTTATCGTGTCAGCAGAAGGGTGGTCAAGATAGGTATTGGTATCACCTGTCCATGCAAGGGTGTCTGCTAAGATTAAATCACTTCCTGAAATTATATCGCCCGAAGAGGTAAAAACACCTGATCCTAATGTGCCAGTTGTGACTAGGTTCTCATTACCAAAATCAATCGCACCAGAAGTATCTGTAATGCTTCCAGCACCCATAACGAGTGTGCCAGCCTGTAACGTATCATACCAGCCCTTGAGCCATCTGACACCTGTTGAGCCAATGCTGTCAGTACTATCGGTGTCGCTTATAATATCCCCACCAGACGTGATGCCGCCTGTATGAACTGATGTCGCTGTTGCTGTAAGAACTCCAGTAACCAAAGCTGTTCCAGATACATCAAGATTACCATTCAGATCAACAGTTGTGGTGGCAATTTGTATTTCAGTATCGGCAACAATATCTAGCTGACCATCTGCACTAGAATTAAGATATATAGCCGCATCTCTGAACTGTATTTTGTTTGCGAGAACAATAGTAGTGGTATCACTAACAATAAGTGTGCCATCAATATCAACATTATCTAAGTTAGCTGTTCCGTCAACGTCCAGGTCGCCATTGAAGTCTACGTTACCTGCAACAGCTAGTGTAGTAGCCATATCTACAGCACCATCAATGTCAACAATGTCGAGGTTTGATGTGCCATCTACATCAATGTCTCCGCTAATATCTAAACTAGCCGCAATTATCTCACCACTGGCATTAACAGCCCCGTTAATATCTATAGTCGTTGCCGCTATTTGTATTTCGGTGTCAGCTACAATATCTAATTGCCCATCAGTTGACGAATTAATATATATGGCTGCATCACGAAACTGAACCTTATCATCTGTAGATACAGAGACATCAGTACCGCCTGTGGTATTTCCAATGGCGAGAATCTCAGCTAAAGTGTCTGCGGTATCGACCTGTGCATCAACGTAAGCCTTAATAGACTGCTGAGTGGCAAGTTTAGTAGCACTGTCGGAAGCCATGTTATCTTCGTCAAGAATGTCAGTTATAGTTACAGCACCAGTGCCTTTTAGTGAGGCAATAGTTGTCAATCCAGTAACGGCTAATGTAGAGCTAAAAGTACCTGTCGCTCCAGCAAAAGCACCACCCATTGTAATGTTATCCACCCACAGATTTAACCAACGTACTGACGTTGAGCCTAGTGAATCCGTAGAATCAGTATCTGAAATAATATTTGAACCAGAGGTAATCCCAGCAGTTGTCGTCAAAAGACCAGTTGACAATAGAGTGGTGGTAAATTGGGCTGTTGAGCTTGACAGTTTTAATGTTGAGTTGCCGCCCTTTCCATCAGACAGAAAACGTAAAGTTCCGTCAACACCAGCATTCCCGTTGGAAACTTGCATTAAATCTCCATAGGTATCTTTAGGTGCACGGCCTGTTAAAGTTGCCATTAGATTATTCCTCCACGTCTATAAATTATATCTGTTGAGTACCAGACAAGGCTCTCAGCCGTTTCTGCATCTAATACTACCGAAAATGTTTCCCCAACTGCACCAACAGTCAATGATGTTGATGCTATACCAGCACCTTGTCCCCATAATAAATTCCAAACTTCCCAATCGAAAACATCAAAAGTTTCCCAAGTATTACTCGTTGGTGAGAGAGATTGGTTGTTAGCAACTAATTGTAAGTCAGAAAAGTCTGCCTGGACATCCATTGTTAAAGAAACAGTACCACCACCCTTGACGAAAGGCCGCAGCATCGTGACTTCTTTTTTAGTCCCGTCAAGTGGTTGAGATGGGGCGACTAAAGAATTACTAGCCTGTTTTGCAACACCCTTAACAACACTAAATCCTGCTGAAACATCTTGGTTGCCATCATCTAGTCTATATACTTTTTCGTCAAAACCACCATACATCTCATTGTTTAATGTGCTGATACTTCTTGTGTTGCGGTCTTCCCATTTGCCCCATGAGCCTGTAATTGTATTAATAACGTGCTGATGGTAAGTCGCAGAATCATCAACAGGAACATTAAAGATTAACTTTCTTCCATCAGGAGACATCATAGCTTGCCAACCATTTAGATTGCCGCCATTATCAACAGCTTGGACTACAGCGTCACGTATTTTTTCAGAAATTGCATCATCAGGCTTAATCTTGCCCTCCATAATACCGGTAAGACCTAAATAACCACTTCGAGTGATTACAACTAATTCACCACCCCAGCTTACAGTACATCGTCTGCCTATAGGTTGTGGAGCATTATATCTTCCTACAAGTGTGAAAGTAGTGCTTACATCACCCTGGTATGCTAAACATTCACCCGTTGACATAATGAAAACAGTATAATCATCTTGACCATCACCAGAGTCTCTTGACCAAGACGCTACTTGAACCAAATAACCAGTTCTAGCAATCTCACCAACATTAAACTTAGTTAATGCTCCAGTTATAGACCCAATACCGCCATACCAAGCAAGAGAGGTATCTTTCTCCACAAACCACATTCTATCACGAATGACATTGACATTAATTAAATTGGTAATTGTTAATCCAGTACCAGTCCAGCTTGTAGAGGCTAAAGTAGTTCCGTTCCAGTCTCTAGGTGCATCAGCACCATTTACAAAGAATGCTCTTGCATTGTAGTTGACACCTTGCCACTGAGCGTTTGTTAAGCCAGTAGCCAAAGCAGTTGGTGAGCCGCTTGTGATGTCATAGAAATTTCCGTCAGAGGCGGCAAGTAGATCATTTGTTGTTGCACTCTCGTACTCGAACAAGAACTCAACCTCCCCTGACAGCCCTTCGGCAAAGAGGACATCGCCTTTGCGTAGGGTAACACCTTCAACTTCGGGGAAAAAGTTTACCATCTTCACCGCATCGAGTGGCGGCATAGCCGCTAAATTGTCCCTGGCATTCCAACCACCGGTAGGTGACGGAAGGGCAAAGACCTCTGAGGTTTGTATTCCTCTTCTATTATCTAGAATAGGCTGCCTCATTGTGCGAAATTCCCATTAGGAAATCTAATGTAGAAATTCTCATCATAGAAATCTGTTCCACCCATGCTGATTGTGTCTGCACCAGAATCTGAAGCAGCATCTTCGATTGATATTTCATAATCCCTAAATTCTTCAGCATAAGGCAACCCACGACTTTTTAATATTCTCCATTTGAAGCCCAGGGCAATAACGTCTTCATCCAAAAGACCAACATCAGTGTCAGCTAAATAAACAGTTTGAACTGTGCCTCCACTAGATTGTGCTAGGCCATTTGATTTATATTCATAATAATAATTATAAACTGCATCCGGGATAGGGAAAAAATGAAACACATTATTATTTGACGATGCACTTCGGAAAATACGAAAATAAGAAGTCCAGCTTGGGACAGTGTCGCTGTTCTTTAAAAATTCCCAATCTTTAGCACTGACTGGCCCAATGATTTGCCTGTCGTTTGTATCATCCCACAACGTCTCGTTTATTATTGATTTGTAATCAGAGGGAAGAGCATATTCTGCCTGACTTGCAACAGTATTAATAGAGCCTCGTATTGTTATGCCGGACCACCGACTTCTTTTGGCAACCTCTTTTAAAGACCTGTTGACCAATGCCAAAGATAGCACAGCAGTTTCATTGGTATTGCCAACAACGGATGTTGGAACTTCAAATCCACCAATTTCCCTAAGAGAGTCTTGGACTATCGATAATAGGCTCATCCTGATTTTCCTGTTCTGGAACTTCAAGGATAGCTGCTTTAGCCCCTACAAGTTTTTCTAATTTTTTTTCAAGTTTATTTATTTTAGTTATCGCTTTCTTTAGTTTTAACTCATTTTCATCTGTTCCTGCAACATATAATTTTGCAGACTCACGGATTTTTAACATACCCATGCCAATCTTTGCGAGATTACTATCAGAAACATTACATAAATCTTCAACTGTAAAAACGCTTAAATACTCCATTTGTGGTATTAATTCTTCTGGGCAACCTGTCCATTCCGATAGTGGAGTGCCGTTATTTCTAAGCTGAGTTTTTTTCTCGTAAGCCTCCCAATGTTCAGGATATAATATTTTATCATTCTCGACAACAGGCCGAATAACAATCGAATGTTTTTGTGCCGGTGAAACAATTTCTAAATATGGAAGATAATCATAAATCCTCTCGTCTTCTTCTTTACTTTTAAAAGCATTAAGTTTCTTTTTAGTAAATATTGTCACAATGTTTCCATCTGATGCAGAGGCTCTTGTGCTAAATGTTTGGTTATTGATGTCCATTTCAATTATCCTAATTATTAAATTTCAAAAAAAGTATTAACATTAATAGAAGGGGAGAGCCGAAACTCTCCCCAACATTTATTAAGGAAACATACAAATGATCATCTTCGCAGATATATCATCAGCAACCGCACAAACAAAGTCAGTGACAGCACCAGAAACATCAAGTGTTCCATCGCCAGCACCAACTGCTGTTAACGCATTTCCATCAGCACCAGCAGTTAGAGCAATGGTAAGTGTAGCTGGCCCACGAGTTTGGAGCCATCCATATTCACCATCAGCAAGAATTGCTTGAAGTACACCAGCACCAATGCCGACACTATCTGACACGTCAGAAGTAACAACAAAAGTGGCACTTGCAGCAGCACCGTCATAATATGCAACTTCTCCTGCAACGCCTGAAACAGCGGCAGCACCAGCTTCATATTGACAATATCTGTACAAATTTCCGTCAGATGTTCGCCCAACTTGTCCCAGCCCGAATAGAGGGGATGTATCAACTTGGGTTATATCCATTCCTACAATATTTGACATAATTTTACCTTTCTTATGCTTTGAGAACGCCTTGCAAAGAACAATTGCTTGCTGTCAGGTTACCCATGAACAAGATTTTCTTAGCAATTCCGTCTTGGTTTGAAGATTGTACATCGTCAGATACACTGTAGTTGGCCGCTTTGTGAACCTTCCAGAATAGGAAGTCAGTATTGAGAAAATAGAAGTGGTTTGCACCAGCTGCATTATCTAACAATACTTGAGCACCACCATTAGGGCCGTTGTATTCTAATGATCTGAAACCAGACGTACCTTTTGAAGTGTCAGTAATCCTTTGGATGGCTTGTAGTGATTGCCAGAAAAGATTAAAATAATTGTTGTCACCAACGATAATATCAACACCATCTGATCCCCGTACCAATTGAATGGTAACAGCGTTCATATAATCTTGAATATTAGCCGAAGTTGCAGCAGCACCACCATCTGAGGATGCATCATAAACGATGTTTCTCCAGAATGAATAGTTTGCTCTGTTAATTCCACCAACTGTACCGCTGGTTGGATCATCAGCAACAATTAAACCTAAACCTCCAATTTGCTTACCACCTGATCCAGTGCCATCTGAGAAGATGCCTGTGGAAAGGTTGTTAGCCATTGTGTTTTCAGCGTTCTTAATTTTAGCAGCCATCAAATTAATAATGCGGTTTTTTCCTGAATTTTGACGTAACTCAAGACCAGAACAAACAACTGAAACAGCAGCTTGCTTCCAATCAAATTCAGCAGCAGATATTACATCTGACTGATTTACGTCTAATACTTCCCAACCGGAATAATATTTGAAGGTACTATTTTCAGCAAAATCAAGTTCTTGAACGAGGGTTTGGCCCCCATCTTCGAGCATGATATTACCTTTTTTAGACAACATACTCAAAAGAGTATTATTGTTTGTCACGTTATCAGCAATCTTACCTGTTCTGTTTTTTAAGGTAGTTGTGAAAACGTCATTAAAGTTACTATTAGCAAAAGCCATTAGTTTTCTCCATTTCTATCCATACTCAGCCATCGCTTTAGCAATTGAAGCTCGAATATCATCAGGTTCAGCAGGGGCATTCTCAGGTGCAACATTGTTTGTTTTAACATTCTTTGATGCAGACTTAGATTTAGCATTGACCGCTTTTCTGGTTGCATTAAAACTGGCGGCTACGTTTTCACGCTCGCCTGATATTAATTCTGACCTTATACTGGGTTCTTGATAAACTGCACGGTCATAAGCATCATCCATATCAGATGCTATGCCTTGAGTTATCATCTTTCCCATTACCTGTTCAACTTTGTCAAAGTGAGGATGAAGTTTCTTTCCGTTTTCATCTTGAGCTTCAGCAAAGAGGTTGATTTGGTTTCTTGCTTCCGTTGTACGTTGGCTTAAAGCATTGTTTTCATTTTGTCGCAAATGATTAGTCAATTGACCAACCTGACTTTGCAACGCTTGTATTTCGGGATCAGCATAGGCTTGGCTTGACGCTTCCTGTGGTGATACACCATATTGCTGTGCCAGCTGTTGAACTATGGCCTGAGCCTGTTGTCCTCCAAACTGTTGAACCAACTGTGATAGCCCTTGTGCTGGATTTTGAGTGAGCAACTGTTGGGCAGAAACCAAGTTCCGGATAGCATCGGTTCTGGTTTGTCCCCTGGAGTTTAACTCAGAGTCAAAAGGCTGCATAATGCCTACAATTTGATCGTATTCCTTTGATATATCAGCGATATTATCAAATTTCTTTTGGTAACCACGTTCTAAATTTCGAACTGTGGATATAAAACTTTCTTTTGCCTCAGTAGTTGGGAGGCTTTCAAATGCCTGTTTTCGCTCGTCATCCCAATAATCTGGAGCATCGAGGCTATCTGTAGCCTCACCCTCAACTGTTTCAGCAACCTCAGTTGCCGCCTCAGTCACTTCATCAGAAGATAATTCTTCATTGCCATCTAGGGCATCCATAATATCTTGCTCTAGTGTGTTCTCACCAACTATAGCATCCGTTTCAATAACTTCCTCAGTAGCCATCTAATGTCCTTTCGATGTCATTTTTTAATATTTTATCTCTTTTGTGTTCTGCCCTTACCTTTTCGGTTTTTAAATGCTCTTGGGTGTCATTCCCAACTTCATCAAAGCCCCTGCCTCGCAACTCATTGCGGTATTTTTTCTTGCTAGTGTAATACTTGCCATCAGCTTGGGATTTCATTGGAGACATCGTATCTCCTGTAATAACTGTCAGACCATTGTTTGCTTTCCAATATTCTAACTTTTCCCTTAACTCTTGTTCTTTTTTTCGGTTTATAAATCTTTTAATTGGCTTTGTTATATTTTTTACATAACCAACAAATTTAAAAGCCATGCTCTTTTTATACCTTAGAACCAAATAATTATTTAACTTACTTTTAAAAAACCTCCATCCATCAGCCATGTCTTTTCTAGAGTTTGTCAGGTCATCACCCCAGATATGTTCTTTCGGCTTGTATCTCATTGGCTAAAACCACGCTGTCCAGCTAGGACATCCAACTCATTTTTACGAATAGTTGTTTGGTTTCTTTCTGCTTCAGAGTTCGCTCTAACCTGTGTATCTGCCATTTTAACTTGAGCATTAATCTGAGCAACTTGAAGTTTAGTTTGGTTATTCATTTGTGCAGTTTGTGCTTTAGTAGCCATGTCTTGAGCTTTAATTTGCATTTCAGCTTGCTTAATTTGAGCTTCCATTTGCTTTGCTTGTGCCTCTGGATCAACATTTTGTGCTTGCTGTTGCTGTGCTTGTTGCTGTGGAGACTGTTCAACAGCGTCAGTCAGCTTACTAAGCTCTATTTCTAAGCCTCTGCCAGTTTTAAATTGACGGGCAATAAATTTAAGGCTTTCAGCTAGAAAAGGTGCTATTTGAGGAAATGCTTGAATAGCCGGTATTCCCTGACCTAGCATATTAGAAATAACTTGTGAGTATTCCACAGCTTTGGACTGGTCAATCATTTCATTGGGTTGAACTGTGCTGTCTGTCTCAACATCTACTCTAAAATCACGCATTTTATCGTTCCGCATTAGCTCCATTACTTCTGGTGTTGGCTCAATCCCGGTCATCCTGGCAAAGGACTCTGGTGAAAATTCATCAGCCATGATTTCAGCCATTATTCTGTAACTTTCACGAATGAACTCTTCCATAGGCTCTCGTCTTGGTCTTAACCTAAGTGAACCATAGGAACCCTTTAATCTTTGAGCTGTAGCAGTTTCATTCGCCTGGGTATCACCACGAACCAGGTCAGAGATGCCTGTAATCTCGTATATTTCACCCTTAATGATACTTTTGCGAGCTTCGAGCTGGGCTATAACACCAGCAACTTCACCTATTGGCATTGAGAACAAAGACCCTGCAAAGCCGCCTTTTTCACCAAAAGCAGCAGCATTTTTTATGGCTTTATATTGACCATCTTGCAATGAGCTAAGATCAACAAGGGCATCTTTATCTGCTCCATTGTAAACACCGGCAACCTTTAGCTGTTCAGTTAATGTTGTCAGCCTTCTCACAATACGATTTAACTCAACGGCCTGTTCCTGATAAATCATATATTCTGGAACGGGAACCATTGTGCTATTTGTCTCGAATGGAAAAATAGGCTTGGGACATGGAAAAAAGGTTGTCAGTTTTATTGGGACATCTTCAACTTCTAAAACATCAGTCGCATTATCAGTGAACCAAACTCTTTGTTTTTTAGTTTTATTCCACAGCTCCCAGACTTCAAATATCTCTGTGCCTTCGTCATTAGTTTCTTGTGGCAATTCTATTTTTTGAACTGCTTCTGATCCCAACTGAGACTCAATTTCATCTTTAGACAGACCATGCCTACGAGCTTTCCACCAAACATCTTCCTCTGATCTGGAGTCACTTTGTAGATAATCTTTCCAGTAAATATACTTCGATGTAACTCTTTGGGCTGTCTGAAACTCCATCTGCCCAATGCCATCTGGGTTTATACTGTCAGGCTCTGAGGGCATTCCATTAATTAAAAAGACTGCTTCACTCTCGATTAATTCACCAGCCTCATTAACTTGGGGCGGCATTTCAAGCCTGTCCATGTCTTGCATTTCATAGTCAGCATCATACTCAAACCATATGACACCACGACCAACAAGAAGCATATCATCACGACATTTTCTAAGGTTCCGAACAAATGTCTCTTCATCTCTTTGAAACTCTAAACCACGTTCTAATATTTCAGAGACTTCTTTTCCGACAAGGTCTTCATCTCTATATCTTCTTGTAACATGAGGAGGTGAAACACTACTTAGGACAGCAGCCTTGAGGATTTCTGTGTTTGCCCACAAAATATTAAATTCACCCTTACCATTTCTAGGGCCACCATCACGATACCGCTTGACTATTTTGTCTGACTCTCTACGCCACTTGTCTTCACGTTTTTTGGCTGAATTTATTTGACCAGCCCAAAATTTGTGCAATTTACTTTTGTTGTCTTCCATTAAATATAGCCCTCATCGGAACGTGATTTTTTAGTTTGCTTGTGGATTATTTCAGAAAAAGTTGGTTTTGACAAGGGGTCTTTCTCAGGTTCTGGTTTATCAGTAACATATGGTCTACTCATAGAACCGTATCTCCACTCATCTCCTGCATGGTCTTCTTGAGTTGTGTCTAGGTCTTCTGGCCTCATCTGGTCATGCTGTAAAGCAGGGATTGTACGGATGCTGTCAACGCAGGTTGAGAAGCAAACAATCATCGGCAAGCCATCCTCATTTCCCTTCATTCGTGATCTCATTGTGTCCCAGCCGCCCATTGCACCAGCCCTTGCAATTCTTTTATTATCTGCCCTGACAAACATTGGGCCACCGCCCTCAAACATTCTTTCGGCAATACTTGGGCCTCCATCCTCAGAGAAAGCCGCAGGGTCAAGCACATTTACACCTGTCAGCTTTTCTTCTTTGGGTGTTCTCTCTGTAATTCCAGCACCAACCAAGTTCGCTTCCAACCTTAAACCAACATCTTTATGATTTGGTGATCCATACCACTCCCGGTAACGTACTAAGCATCCCCTGGGCAAAGTTTTTCCATTCTTCATTTGGTAGTCATCAGAGACAACAGCCCACCAACCAAAGCTAAATGGTTTGGCATAACCCCAATCACCGGAAATAAACTTTGTCCAATGCTCTGGTATTTCAAATGGTCTGACAACGTGCTTATCACTTGACCAACAATCAAAAAACGCACCCTCTACTACATTCCAGTCACCACCTAACATTGCCCGAACCAGGGCATCTGAACCAATACCTTTGAGTTTATCAACGTAAGTTGGGTCTTGCTCAAGCAAAGCAGGGTTATCGTTGACCCTAGCTGGGATGTATTGACGAGTCATTCCACCTTCTTTTGAAGATGCTTGATATATTTTTAAAGGCTCCTTGTTGTTAATGAAAGTCTGCTTGGCAAACAAGTGACCAACACCAGTCGGATTACTTCCACAAAGAATACGAGGGAACTGACCTTTGTACTTCTCTGGTATATCTAGACCAACCATCCTAACTCTTGCCCTTAGCTTCCTGTAAATGCTTTCAGAAAAAGTAGTAAGCTCATCAATTAATAGAACATGGATTTCAGCAGATAGGTATTTGCCTACATCTTTTTCGTGCTGACAATGGCACAAATAAATCTTTGACCCATTATTAAAATGGACACCATCCTCAATGATCCGAACAAAGCCCATCTGTTCCCAGGGAGCTAAAAGGTTTCGAAAGCCATTAGTTGAGTCCATATGAGTTTTTAACAAGTCACCACTTACTCGTCTAAAAAGATATATCTGCAACCCAGAAATTTCCGTACACCACTTAATAGCGGCTACTCTCATCAAATGAGACTTACCACCACCGGCTGCTCCACCATAAAGAACTTCAGTAGCTGGAGTATCTAAAGCAATCCTCTGCTTTGGGAATAATTCGAGCTTAACCGCAGCTTCACTCATCATTAACCTTTGCATCTGAGATATACAGTGCAGGGACAACTGGGCCACCATCTTTTCCTGTTATTTCAGTTGCAGAAAGTTTTGGTAAAACCCTATCGATTAAAACCTCCATAGCTCTTATCTTTGTCCCATCAAGCTCGACCCTGTTTCCTTTGTTATCAAGTTGGTCAAGTGCATAGCATTGCAACCTTTTTATCAATTGGGTACCCTGTATTTTAGCCCTTGTTTTTTCGTATGCTGGGCTATCAGGATGGGACTTGTTTGTGATACTGGATTTGGGGCCACGTTTAGCCATTCTCAGCCCTCCTTAATGGATTGCACTTAACACAAAGTGTATAATCAAACTCTTTAAGTTGTTTTTTACATTTCTTGCATTTAGCCATCAGATGTCCTTAATGAATTGCATTATTCATAGTTGTAAATTCTTCACCTTCATTCAAAAGTGCTGCATCAAATATCATATCTAAATCTACAGGTTGACCTTCTTCATCAAACAAGGCTTCTCTCAATGGTTCTCGCAGGGCTGTTAATATAAACCTTGCCTCCGAATATACACTTTCTTTACTACGGATCCGATTCTGATTCCGATTAACATTTACATGATGCTTGGCTATAGCTATTGCTATAATATCTATTATATTGTCCATCAGATGTCCTTCTGTTGCTATTTTAACCTTTATACCTTACTATACCATATTAAATATTAAATCAATTTGGGAGAATTTCAATGGTCAATACTTTAAAACGTATCCAAGAAACTATAGCGGCACAAAACGCCCGTATTAAAAAGAATGGGCATGATGGGCATACACAAGTTTCAAAAGATGTGCTTATATACCTTAGGAGCCGCAAAAATCTTAATACTCCTGTTGCTGGAAATCTTGACCTTGATACATTAGACCAATAACTAATCCTACAGCCCCAACAGAAACAGCGTTTTTGGCGATGGCTCTTTTTAAACCTTGTATACCTTCGTTGGCAACAATGTTTCTTACTTTAGTCACTTCTGTTTTTTCAACGGCCCCGAGTCCTTTTATATTACTATCTATTTTTATTAATTTTTGGGCTATTTTTGGAGCAGATATATCAAAAGCAGCTTCAAATTGAGGGCTGTTAATATGCTCTATATATTTTTGCCCCAAGGGGTTTTGTTTCCAGTTATTTTCAATTAAGTTTCCACCAATCAATGGCTTTCTAATAGGCTCACCAATCCCTAATGACTTTGAAATATTACGACCTCCTTTTGCAAATACTGTTCCATTACCGCCAAAGTGTAATAGTTTAAAACCATTAGGCGAGCCAATAGGGGATATATATTTTAAAGCATCCTCTCCATATTGAGATTTTATCTTTCCTATAATGTCTATCATTTCATCGTCAGTAACAGTACGGCCTAAGTTATATTCAAGAACACCTGTTCGCTTAAGTGCTTCACCAGCGTTGCCTCCTAAATGGAAGGCAGCAGCATCTTGTCCTAATAATAAGCCCCTTGTACTTTCTACGGCATCCATAATGGCGGCAGAAGCAGGGTCAATACTTTTACCACCAGTTGCTCGTCCTAAAGCGACTTGTGTTTGAACGCTAGGATTAACGCCTCCTTCAAACACTCCAGCAGCAGAAAAACTTTTACCTGTGGGCAGCCCAAAAGCTAAAGACAATTCATCCCTTCCTTTTGCGTCTGTTAATAAACTAGCTATATCATCCATATACTCTTGCCTAACATCCAATGGCTGACTAAGCATACCCTGCAAATGATCTGTAGTTTTTCCTGCCACACTTTCATAAGATCCTTGCCCATAATATTTATTCATTAAATCACTATAATTTCTACCGGCTTGAGCAATACTTGTACCCTCGTGCTTGGCCTTACCAGAAATCCATGTGGCGGCTTGTAGTGATCTTTCATCCCAATTATCAAAACCACCTAATTTTATTCTGTTGGCTTTTTCAACAGCAATGTCCATTTGGTTGTCCATCCACCGATGTTGTGTTGGGCTAAAGCCCTCATCCCAAGCAGAGCCATCAAGATTTTGATAACCCCAATTTCTACCATCCCAAATATCGTGTACCGACCTATTCATATTAGTGCCGGCATAACCTCCGCCTTTGGCTATATTTTCTGCATAAGGGCCAATCTTAAGGCCAATTTCATCAAATACTTTAGATGCATCTGGTGCTGCATAATAATTATCAATGCTAGCCCCCATTGCTGTAGGATATTGACCTGTTTTAGCTTGTTGCCCTGCCATTTTTTGGTTATGGCCCTTAATAGCGTGTCCTAAATTTGCATCAACAGCTGTAGAGGCGGATGTTCTAGCTTGAGCACCAGTAAACCTTGCCGCTTGTATGGGGTTATCACCCATATGGAACATATTAGATGATCCACTCTCATCATACCAATTCCTAAAATCTGCCCCATCCTCTGCAAGTGCTAAATAATCATCGACAGCTTTAGCCTCATCCTTTGCGGTTTTTATGTTAAATGGGGAACCTTTATTTGCCATTAATGGTGGGCCACCGTTGTGTCCCATTTTTGATTTAGCTATAGCATCTACAAGCTCATCACCTTTATTAGCCGCCCTAGCCATATCACCGGCAACATTAACACCCTTACGAATAGTGCCTAAACCCGCACCAATAAATGGTAAATATTCAGCAGCAGACAGCCCCGACATAGCATAGTTTCCAATACCCTCTAAGCCGCCCTCATAAACCTGTTGCATGGCAGGGCCAGCATCCTCACCCCTTAACTTAGCTATTAGTGCTTCTTGTAAACCAGGGCCTACCATAGAAAAGTCACGATTACCCTCTCGGCTTCGGTCTGCTATTTCTCTCTCCGCATAACCCCTTGGGTCTGCATAAGGCTCGGCAAGAGCATCACCAACACCACGCATCAAAACACCAACATCTTCCATCATTGGTGAGCTTAATTTTAAACCTGTTTTAGGGTCAATTTCCATGCTGAGAGCAGAAGTATTATCCCACCAATTAGAAAGACCCGTAGCACCATCTTTTACATCTTGAATAGAAGGAATATAACCAGAAAGAGTATCAAGAAAACCTTTGCTCTCCATCATCTGTGCTTGTATAGCCATCTGGCGTTGTTCGTCTGGTGTTAGCATCTAGATATTCCTAGGAAATAGTAAAAGTACCCATGTTATTCCAGTTTGTATATCCTTGGGCAACAGCAAAGCCGTTCATCTTCCCCTGCACGGTAAGCTCGTTTTGACCCTTCGCTGTAAGCCACTCACTTGTCATACCATTAAAAGATTTAGCCACTAAACCACTTTCATCAGCCTTCATTCCTGCCATTGCGTCACCATTGTATGTGCCAGTCGTGCCGCCAAGAGTTCTAAAACTTTGTTGCCGCAGCCCCTGGTTATTTAAAGTTGCCATAATTTTTTCCTTGTTATGAAAACTATAATAAATTTCTGCAAAAAAAACAATCTCTAATTAGTTATGATAAAAAGAGCGACTACAAATAAATAAATAGGGATAATACTTAAAGCAGCTATTACAGCAGCTTTTAACCAATTTCTCTTTGGGGGTTTTTCATGCCACCAAGGTTCAAAGTCAAAGTCATTATGCATTTAAACTCTCCTCTTTATTTTTTAATGAAACCAAAAGATAGTTTGGTATTGCCCTCTTTCCAGTTTCAAAATATGAAATAGAAACATAGCTGGCATAGCCAAGTGCTTTAGCCGCCTGAGTCTGGCTAAGATTGTTTGTTAGCCTCCAGTGTTTTAATATTTCTTTTGGTTCTTTATCCATCTTCATTCTCCCGCTTCGTTAATTAAACCAGCTTCAATCAAGAGGCTGGCAGCTCTACCATAAGAGCCTTGTAGTTGCCACACCACGCCATTATCAACAAGATGTTGCCATGCTTCAAAGCCACGTTCTTCTGTGACCTTCTCATTACCTTCGATTATGTCTATTGCTAAAAAGTTATCCATGTTCATTCTCCCGTTTGTGTTTCTCTTATACAGTATATATAATCATTGTTTATAGGATTACAAGAGCTAATGTTAAAATTAATTAAAATAATTTGATTTATTGTTATATTTGACTTAGCCTCTGGGTCAGAAGCTCACCTAAAAAATTTAAAACATATCAATTTTAGAAAAAAGAGAAATTTAAAGAGGTGAGTTTCTTATGTCTCAAAAATCTCAATTGAATGAAATGCTTTCATCATCTTCTTTTTCAAATTGTAGACTGGGGTCTTATATCCCTTAACATCCTCAACAACCAGTTCTAAGCCGTCTTGGTATCGAAAGTCAGCT